AAAGTCCTTGTCATCTATTTTTAACATTGTATTATAATTCCACAGTTTTGTATACGGTACACTTACTCGAATCTGTGGAATAAAGTTACGATAGTCACACAAGCCGCCTTCGTGGAATTCTTCCACTGCCGAAATAGGAATGTCCAGGGTACACAAGCGACCACGTTCCAAAAAGTACGTGATCATGCTTTCCCACTTGCGCCATTCTTCGGGTGTCTTGGGATTGAAACTGTGATTGGCACCAAAAAAGATGTGCTCTTGACCATGCATGCGTGTAATGATTGAATCAATGGGTTGAATACCCACAACAAACAATGTCTTCTTACCAAAGGCAGGAGTGCGTTCTACTTCCGTGCCCGTAAAGAATTCAACGTCTTCATGTCCTTCGCGTTTCATGTCATGGTCTCCAAGTTGTCAAGTTTGCTAGAATCAAAATCTTCTTGTTCAGTTTGTTCAGGTTCATCATAGGTAAAATGAACACCAAACATAGTTCGTGCGTTCTTGGCTTTTTTACCTTTGAACCCACGTGTGCCTACAATTTCCATCCAATAACTATCATAGTATTCAATAATGGCTTCAGAATCTTTACGTGTGGGTGCGGCAAATATGGCCTCTACAATGTCTTCAAACCGGGCATAGTCACCTGTGCTACGGCGCATCATGGCAGGGTGCTCTCCAGCGTCAAAGCGTCGGTTGGCTTCTTGCACAGCAGTCAAGTGCATCCAGACATTGTGACCCATAAGCAATGCATAACTAAAACTGTCCCATGATGTTTTACCCCATTTGCCATTTTTGTTAACATCTGGCAACACATCATACATTTCAGCGTCTTGGAAATTTTCTTCCGTAAGTACAACTCCGGGCTTGGGCACACCTGGATTATAAATGCAGATGTCTTTCATTTTCAACATGTCACTAAGTGGTGAATCTTCCCAACGTGGATAGATGCCATCTGCTACCACACCATCTGACCATTTGCGTGTGTCTGTGGCATACTTTTTGTCGTCTGCTGACGGAGCCATTCTGTAACTCCACTTTGAATCATGTTCAAACACATTCTCAAAGTAAACTTGTCCATTGGCAGTGGCGAGGAATGGGCTGGCACAATCAAAGGATATAGTAAAAGACGGGTTAACGTGTTTTCTAACTGCCCTTTGAATCACGGTGAGTAGCACAGCCCATTCCAACTTGCTTGTTCCCAAGAAGTGCATCCAATCATGTACTCCTTCTTGTAACAGATTATCATATCGTAATGCAACTAGTCTACGCAAAATTAGGTGCACATCACACATGTTTTGTCCGCCCATGGCCCAACCATTGAAGTGAGTGTCGGGATACTGTGCAGTATCGCAATAATGTTTCATGGTATCGTACCATTCATCAGCATCAGTATGGCTGGCACCTTGCAATACATTTAAGATCTTGGTTCCGCCATTTTTAACACCTTTGCGATGTTTCATAAAATATTCGTTATTGAACTTTGTGGCTTCTACCAGTTCCTGCGGTGACTTAAAGTTGCCAATTTTACCATTAGCCACAGGATCATGTATAACCCAGGTTGGAATATCTAGTGTCATGGCATAGTCGCTTACACCGTCTAACCATTTTAATACTGCTTCACGTTTGCCCTGTGCTTTAGGGCATCCTGAATTGGCATGCCAATCACCTTCCCACAGGCCTTTGGCAATTTGGAATCCACCAGAGTCGCCTAACATCAGTGTACCTGGCTCTCTATTGCGAACCATGTCCTCTGACCAATCTTGTTTGGTCAAATCCAAGTTGGCATGACCGCCTGAATACAACGACCACTTGTAAGGAAACAATGCTTTTTGGCTATTGAGCCAGTTCATTTGTTCCATGTCAGTGAGGCCTTGCGGAAACCTTGCTGGATCCACATACAGCTCGTTGCGTTGCTTGCCTACAAAGGTGGCATAGAAGCCAGATATGGCCGGCAAAAACACAGCGTAGTCATTCTGCTTGGCAGTTAGATTGTCTTGATCGCTCACTTGCTTTGTGCTGGTAAAATATAGTTGTAAACAGCCACGCCACTATCCACTGTGATCTTGGCAGCACCATCATCACTGATGCGAATAGTTTTGTCACCAGTCAATGCCATGATGGCCATGAACTGTGAGGCTGGCCAAGACCAAGCACGTTTCAATTGTCCGTTGACTCCTGAATGAAACACAAAGTTGCCTGCGTGTGTTGAATGGTCACCAAAGAAAAACTTCAAGTCGCCATTTTCAGTCTTGGCTTGAAAGTTGGGCTCTTCGGCATTGGCCTGTGCTTGCATACGTAATCGTTGGATGGCAGCCACAGTGGGTTCAAATTCAATGTGCCATGTTACGCCTTTGAACTTGGGCGTCTTAAGTTTGTCGTTCACAATCTCTGCTGCCATGAAACGATACGTATTACGAAAGTCTCCAGTGGCATTTTCAAACTCAATGCCATCTGGTGACCCAGCGGCTTTTTTGGTCAGTTTGAGTTTGGCATTTTCTCGATACTCTTGCAAGTTCAACAAGATTTTAAGTTTGTTCAAGTTGGGCATGCCAAATGTGCCAATGAAATCTGGATGTGGATTTTTAAACTCGCCTTCCAGTACCACACTCAAATCTTCTGCCACACCCACAATGGCTGTATTTTTGTCATTGCCAGTGATTTTGATCAAGTCAATGCAGCCAAGATCGTGTGTGTGTTCTACCAAGTCTTTAAGATAATCTCTCATGCTTACTCCTATGTTGTATGATTATATAGATTTTTTTACTGATGTGCAACTATTTTGGCCAGGCTCTGACCGCCTCTAATTGATTCAATTTCACCAGGTCGGCGTATCTCCATCCAAGCAACATCGCCTTGACCACGATTTACTGAAAGTATTTCAAACCCAATTTGATTGCAATAGGCTTGAATTTCTCTTCCGGGTGTGTAGCACATAAAACTTTTTTCAGCCAGTGCCACACCATGTGCCCAGTCGCAGTCGTTGTAAGTGAATATAGCCACACCACCGGGTCTGAGTCTGGCAAACACGCTGTTAAGATATTGACGCACCACCTTCATGGGCTTGTAATTGAAGTAGTTGTAGGCAAATATTAGACCAAACTGGTTTATAGGCAGTTGCCATAGTGCATCACCATGTTCGTAGTCGTTGATTACATATGGCCGTAATCTACGTTGATACTCTGGTGTAAATGCTTGGATTGCCGGTTGTAATAGGTCTTCGTGTTGATCTATCACATACAATGGATCTAATGGCACTAAATCTTCGATAAATTTTTCTCTTCCAGGACGAATAATCAAACCAGACAGGCGCCAATCTGTGTACTTTAGCAATCGACCTGTGAGCAACAGTCGGCTGTCAGTATCAATGCTGAGTCGACGATTTAAAATATATTCGTTTGTTTCATAACACATTTCTTGTTCATACAAGCGTTGACTAGCTTGATATTGGTCCACTTCCATGGCAGAAATTTGTTTGCACACATTGGCTTTGAGCTCGTCCAAGGCAGTTTGTGCATGTTGAAACTCTTGAGCGATATTGTTGATCTTTTCAGCAAATACACTGCCGTACTCGTCAATTTGCACAGCATGATTTGCTACCACATGGCCTATTTCTTGGAACCGTTGAACAGCCGCATGATAGTCAGGAGCAAGTTCATTGCTCTCTAACAAGTTCAAGTATCCAACAAGTTCGCTGAGTTTCATTCAAATGAGAATAGTGATGTAAATGTGTTTTCTGTGTTGGTGGCCGCAGCCAGATCCCAGTCCAACACACCCAGCAAGTTGTCAATTTTTTGATCCACCACAGTGGCTTCCATTTCTGTGTCATCAAAAGGCAGGTCCTTGAACCACTGTGGAAGGTGCATCTCGTCTGTGGGATAGCCGATACTTGTCCAGCCCAGAGCATTGCTTCTGAGTTTGCACACAATGGTCTTCATACCATCAACCACCTGCATACTGTAATTGTCTGAGTTCATTCTACGCAAGTTGTTCCAGTTCAAGGCCGCACGTACATGCCCAGGCATGTTGGCTTTGCCCAAGCGTTCTTCTTCCTTGCCGTATTTGGTCAAGTTGTTCACACGCTTGGGTGAGCCTTTTTCCCAGCCTGGTCGCTCTTTGAATTCATACTTGAACTCACGCACACGTTCAATGATTTCATCACGTTCAGCACCAGACAGCACTTTATTTAGAATTTCCAACAAGAAGTCTTGAATAACTTTGGGTGTGTCACTGCGCTTCAAATCCAAACCTGTGGCCTTGGTTTTGCCAATGGCACCGTTGACATCCAAGCGTTTGTTTTCAATGTCAATGGCATTAACAGCATAGCGTTTCTTGGTGATAAACAATCCACGATCTGCCACTGTTTCACGTCCGGCCTTGATCAACTCGCCCATGTCTCTGGGACAATGGAACGCACGTTCCATAAATGCTGGGAATGAATCATTTACTTGGTCAGCGATCGAATCGTACAGTTGTATGCAGATTTCCTTTGACCACTCCATGCGACCTTCTGCAACTTCTTGTTTCAGCACAGGCCATGCTGAGAAGTAGCATGAGTCTGTGTCGCCGTAGATCACTGCCTTGCCCACATGGTCATATTCACCAGTTATGCATTCATTTAGATATGCATCCATGTGTTTGGCAATGCTTCGACCGGTAAGGGTTGTGCTTTGGCCAATACGTTTGTCAAAAAATCTACAGCCAGGATTAAGAATAGCACCGTACAAACTGTTGAGGTTAATTTTCTTAACTAGTTGTCGCTTGTCCCAGAAAGCAATTTCTTTGGCATCCCGGGCATCCTTTTTCTTGGCCTGCATTTCTTTACGTTCGGCATACCAGCGTTCCAGCAAGCCTGGGATAACGCCTTTCTTTTCGTATGTGAATATGGTACCATTGGCACTTAATATCCAAGGTTGGTTTGAGTCAAACAACATGTACCAAATCTCTGCGCCTGAGTGTACAGTCTCTTCACCACTCTGCCAATCAATGGTGATCTCTGTGCCACGTTGCTGTTCCATCACTGCTGTGTATTCTAGACTTGCAAACACACCTTCCCATGCAGCCGCAAATGAATCACCTCGAGCCATTTTATCTTTAATATAACGGTCAGTCATTACGGGACGCAGTTGACCTACGATGGTTTCCGGGCCCATATTCAACGCACGAATTGCACTGGGGTATAGACTGTTGATATCCACCGACCCAATCCATTCATGTAATCCTTTTTTGGGATATGCCACATAAGCACCCGCTGCCTGTGTGTCCTCGTCAGTGAGTCGCTGTTGGCGGTTGGGCACAACCATGCCACGTTCGTGTGCTTCGTTGATAATGGCCTGTTCAGTCACAGCCACAGCACCCATTGTAGTGGCCAACAGCACTGTGTTGGCATGTGCCAGTTCACTAGCCAGTTCCAAGAAGCGTAATTTCTTGTCCAATTTGTCCAGCAACAAGGTATCTTGCCGGTTGTATTCAATAAAGGTTTTGAAGTGTTGGTTGTACAACTGATCCAACGTGCCTTCAAACTGTGTCTTGCGCTCACCCAGTTCGTACTCGGCAATGGCATCCAGGCTGTAACTGTGGCGCTCTTCATAAGTGTACTTGCGATACAGTTGCATATAGTCCATATGCACACGACCCACCAAGTCATAGGTTTCGTTCTCAGCACCAAAGCGTTCAAACACACGCTTCTTGGGAAACTGTCCCCACAAACAAAACCGTCGGGTGTCGTCTTTGCTGAGCACTCGAGTGATACGATTCACTGTGTAGGGTATGTCATAGCCTTCCGAGTTCCAACCACTCAAGATGTCTGCATCATCTATGAGATCCAGGAACATCTTCAACATCTCTGTTTCAGACTCACACAACACAGTGTTTTCAAATTCCGCACAGATCTCACGAGCAGTCTCGGGACTCATGTGGCGTGGTGCCACTACCAGTGTCACAAGTTGCTCCAACCAATTCAGATATACCGAGATGGCAGTGATGGGATTGAAAGGATCTGTCACTGGAGAGAATCCACGCACTGAATCAAAAGCAACTTCAATGTCAAAAAATGCTGTGTGCAGTGTGGGTGCGTCTTGGTCTTTGTAGTTTTCTTCAAAGCAACGAAATATGGGATTTATATCCGATTCGTATATCTGCCGCCCGCTTTGTGCTCTGACTTCTTTACGGAACTCTTTGTTGTTGCGTGTCGAAAATCTACTTACAGGTGTGCCGTAGATGCTCTGAAACTTGCCTCGGGGGTCGTCGTAGTAAAAAACATAATTGGCAGGATATTCCCGGTACTGCCTTTGGCCTTCGCGGCGTTCTACCACGTGAATGCGATCGTGTTCACGATCAAATAGTGCGTCAATATAACTCATTGGTCTCCGTTTGTGGCCGGTAAAGCCTTGCTACATGTTCGTATCGTGAACGACTCGTTGCTGTTGAAAGCAATATTTATAATGTTTTGCCCACTGTTTCAAGAATTGTTTCCAACAGTTCTTGATCTTGTTTGGTTTTGCCAAATTCGGCCTTGTGTGCCACACGGATGGCTTTTTTCAGCACAGCCGGTTTGATTTCTAATTCTTCTGCAATGGCTTTGATGGTATCAGTCAACCCACCTTGCAGTGTGTCAATCTCGTGCATGACCTGCATGCCTTCGTTGATGATTTGGGTGAGTTTGATCTTTTGATCGCCGTTGAATGTTTTGGTATCCATGTGTACTCCTAAA